GTGCTTGACGACCTATAGCTTGCTCTGCTGCGGAGATTCCCTGCGTACCCGCTGCCTGTTGAGCCAGTCCTGCTAGACCAATCTGTTGACCAGCAGCATCGGCTCTACCGATTGCCTGTGCTTCAGCCCCAATATCTGCTTGACCAAGACGTTCAGCACTAGCTAGACCTTGGCCACCAAGCTGCCGATCTCCCGCCAGTTCAGCACTAGTCATTTGCGCACCAGCCCCTAGACCAGCAGCTTGTAACCGATCCTGTGCGGCTTGTTCAGTGCCACTGAGACGTTCAAATGCACCAGCTTGTTGCTGTCGAACATTGGACTCAACATTCGCAATAGCTTCTTGACGATTACGTTCAATGTCAGCTTCAGCACGATCTACGGCTTGACGCACCGTAGTGTTATCCATGCCACGAGCAATCATGCTTTGCTGAATCTTCGCTATAGTCTTTTCTTTTTGTTCATCAAACTGGCGGTCAATCCTTGCAAGAGCAGCATCACCCATGTCGCCGTACATTCCAAGGCCACGCTCAGTACGACCAGCGTAACGACCTCCAGCTTCTTCCCTGCCTGCGGCGTATTCGCCTGTTACCTGTTCTCTACCAGCACTAGCGGCTCCAGTAGCACGTTCTCGTTCCTCACCGAACAGCCCAGCTTGTTCACCACGCAACGCACCCATACGGCCACCGACTTGTTCTCGGCCTGCTGCCATGCGATCCTGCTGCTCGCCAGCGAATCCTTCGTAGTCGCCGCCAAGGTCTTTGAGTCGTCCTTCTGCTCTTGCGCTCAGGTCTTTTAAAGCACTAGAAGATAGTTTGCCAATCTCACTTGATAGCTTGGCACTAAGTCCACCTGCTCGTTTCTCAGCTTCACTGTAGTCTTTTCGGACTTCTTGGCCACCACGGGCAAATCTCGACTTGGTTTCACCAATCCCTTCTTCGGCAGCTGCGGCTTGTTCGCCTTTGGCTCTTCCGAATAATTGACCTAGCTCACTTTTCGCCGCTGCCGATCCTGTCTTTTGTTGTGCTTGCTGTCCTTTGTATCCACCCAATACTTCCGCTTCAGTGCCTTTGCGTTCAGCACGACCACGATCCTCAACGCCTTTGAAATCTTCTCCAACCTTACCAGCGAGGTCTTCGTACTTTCCAGTGACTTCGTCGCCTAGACTGTCATAGCGTCCACCAGCACGATCTTCAACACCTTTGTATCCCGAACCAGCACGACCCTCAACGCCCTTGTAGTCTTCACGCGCACGATCTCCTACACCTTCAGCTTGCCTGCGTAAGTCGGCTAGATCGGCTTTGCCCCTAGCGCGTACACCTTCACGGGCTTCTTCACCAACCCCTTTAATATCACCAGTGGCTTTATCGGAAAGGTCTTGGAGTCCCTTTCGTCCCGTATCGTACTTCCTGGCCACATCCTCGATGCGTTCCTTACCACGGCCTGTGACTTCTTTGATTGCGGTATCAGCGATTTCAGCAATCTGTTCGCCAATATTGTCAGAACGTGTATCGAGGTTTGCAACTAGTTTGTCAAAACGTTCATCGATACCTGACCAGCGTTCCTTTTGATCGGCTTCTAAACTACTGTAGTGGGAGAGAATCTGCCCGTACCGCGCTTCATTGGCAGCATTCCCCTTAGCCCTTGCGTCCTCAAAGGATTTTCGTACCCAGTCAATGAGGGATTTCTGGTATTTGGGCGGTTCACGATCGGGTGCTGGTCGTTCTGCCTTACCGCCGGTTTCTGTTAGTGCCATCTTAGACTCGCCTCATAAAAGGAGTTTGATTCATTGCTGAGAGTTGCTGCATCGCTAGCCTTGGGTCGCCAATTTCCTTTTGCCCCATAGCTAACTTTGGTTGCCTGAAAGTCTTCTCAGGTTTCTTTTGAGCGTATTCATCGCCCTTGGTGATACTGGTGTTCCCACCAATGTTAGTCGTGGTATTACCACCGAAATAGTTGGTTGGCCCTGTGCCAAATGATGGTGGACGAGAACGACCTCCTCCTGTTCCATATCCACCTCCACCTGTTCCATAACCGCCCGTGAAATTGTCATTGGGTTGAGATTGGTCGTTGATGTTAGGTGTCATCGGAGAGGTCATTCCACCGCCGAATCCATTACCGGACACAGGGAAGTTCGTCGCTGAACCACCTCCACCCATTGGTGTAGTCGGCGTGTTTGGCGTCGTTGGTGTTGTCGGCGGTGTTCCAGTAGTCGGCGGTGTTCCAGTAGTTGGTGGTGTTCCTGTGGTTGGCATTCTTGGCGTGCCTGTAGTCGGTGGCATTCCTGTTGGCCCGCCTGTTGGGGGAAATGGGTCGCCTGTTGGAGGAACACCCGGTGGCTGGGGTCTAGGCGGTTTAGGAAATGGCCGTGGATTCGGTGGCGGCTTTGGAGAACCGGGGCGAGGCTGCGGTGTACCGGGACCCGGCATTGGTGTACCGGGATTATAAGGGCCACCGGGAAGAGGTAACTCCATACCACCACGAGGATAGCCGGTAGAATTGCCCCCACCACCGGGATTGTTATCCCATTCTCCACCGTATTGTTCATTTCCACCCCAAAAACCTGCCATGATATTTTCCTAACTCATCTGTGATAAAACTTCTTCGTACCAAATTCCGCCGTAATGGACACAAAGCCTTCTTGACCCATCAGATGAGTACAAGAAAACCATCTGCCCGTCATATGCACTTCCCGGTAAATCTGTCGTGTCTGTGTGTTCACTAGTAACAACTTGTATTTGTATATTTCCTTTGATCTGAACCTGATCTGGGTCAGTCAAAGCAAGTTTTGCCCCTGCTCTCCTCGCCCTCGGAGGAAACTTAGGGCCTCGATTCATCCCGCCAATGATTCCCATCAGTCACCATTGCCTTGCTCTGGGGCCATCGAAGCTATTCACTTCCACCCCAAGAAATTCGTAAGCCCAGCCTTCAGCTGCATCATCATTTCTGATCTTGATGTATATGTCGTGACCTGATGCCCGTCGTCGTTCAGCCTTGTTTCTTCCCGCTGACCACACTCCCGTGAACCGTGTAACCGCCGATGTCGCACCTTCGGCTAGTTCCGCTGTCTCAGCCGAATACACCGTGAAGTCCACGTCACTACTCCCTGTGGCCATTGCTGCCTTCATATCAGTAAGCATTAGCTTAGGGCGGTTCTTTAATTGGATAGGGCCTAGGAACACAAATGAATCAATGGCTACAGAATCGTCGCTGACACCGAATGTCGTATAATCAAACTTTCGCACATAGCCGTCTTGCCCACCAAGAAGCACTGTACGATCCGCTGCTGTGTCACCATCAAATAGGTGAACTGAAACAGGGTTGTGAGCAGCGGTAGCAAACTTATCTGGCCACCAACTCTGATTACGCACATCGTAGAAATAGTTCGTCGTTGCACCGCCAGCCAATGGGGTTAAAAACACATAAAATCCACGCTCGACATCGCTCCATACCATGCGTACAGAAGTAGTGTCAGCATTGTAAGCGTTAAGCCGTTCAGGTATTTGCTTCTCAGAGATGTTCACAGGCTTCTGACCCGGAACAAGTTGATAGACTCCACCACGGGAACCAAAGAAGTAGATCATACCCTCTGGACTCTTACAGAACGGTCTTCCAAACGGTGCGCCAATTGTATCGGAGATGAGGTCGAAGCGACCGCCTTCCATCGGGTCACCCGTGAGTTGCCAGATTGAATGGTCACCAAAAATCAGAAGCAAGTCATCAGAGTAGGGAACCATGCAATTCACAATATCAGGACTCTTGCCACAATCCGCATTATTACCAGCAACAGCTTGCGTAGATGTTGAAGTCGTCGGTGAGTAGTTCCAATTACGAGCATCACCAACGGCACTCATGTACCAGTTGTGAGGATCGCTACTGATACCGCTTTGAACAATACGACCACGCCATGTCTCAATCAACCGAGGCTCATTGCCTGAATCAACTGGAAGTGAACCTGAACTAGCTGTCCAATTTGCAACTGTATTAGTCGAAGCAGTGTATTGCTTAACAGATGCACCATCAGCAAAATAGATCACACCAAAGAGTTCAGCAGAGAAAATGGTGGGTACAGTAGATGAAAGCGCACCGCTACCATTAGTCGCCGTAGTAAACCCACTTGTCGTGAATTTAGCCACAGTACCATTGGTTACAGCATAGGAGACTACAGTTCTTGCACCGACCTCATCTTGGTCAGCAGGAACTGCTCTCGCCACTACTTGGCCCATATCTTGAACTTTACCATCGGCTGTACGTGCATTCACGTACTTTGCCAACCCAGCCCTCTGACCACCACGAGAACGCCCTGTGCTAGGCTCCCAAGCCCGCACATTCTGGCATTCCACCGTTGACCCCTTTGGCTGAGTTTCAAACCCAGTTGCTTCAACAAGCCCAAGATTTGGCCAAGGCATATCAAACCTTGTCCGTAATCTCGACATTAGCTCATTGCAACTCCGTTACTAGCCAAAGAACTCCAACAGATGGTGGAACCTTTACGAATGCTAATCAACGTAAGTAGATCACCTGCATCGGCAAACGTAGCTGTGGTTTCAGTTCCAAGACCTGAGTTCAGTATCTCTGATCCTTCACCTGTTAGGGTTAGGTCACCACCGTCTGTCTTCAAACAGATAGAGATGATAATACCAGGTCGTTGGGGAGAAGCAATCTTACGTGCTTCTGCTCCACCAGTAACAACCGGGCAGATACCAAAACTTCGGTCAACTGCGATTGTGCCACCACTGCCTGGGTCTAAAATTTCCAGTTCAGTTGTTTTGGCGATTTCTTGTAGGACGTTGTGTCCACTCATAGTTCTATTCCTTCTAAGAAGAGATGAGGTGTAAATCAACCACACCGGCATTGTTGCCGAGCAGTTTAATAAAAGCAGCACCTTCAAGTTCTGAAGGAAGCGGCCACGCTTTTTCTACTGCAACTGTATCCGAAACAGCACCAGAAGAGTTTTTCAATTCATAGTATGTGCCATCCTCAGTTGATGACACGTAGTAATTAATGGATGTAGTCGGGCTAGATGCGTCTGCTTGGAGAATCATTACCCCCTTGGTGAAGCCTTTGAACACAATTGCGTCAGAAGCTCCAATTGATGCTCCAACGGCGACTCCTGTAATTACGCTATTTTGCGGTGTAGTGTGCATTGTTTTTCCTATTTACGGGTTAGTGTCCGTGAAAGATGATCCGTTATACGTAACGACATCACCATTGAGATACCTATTAGTCTGCTCCGACCAACTGCTACCATCTGAACTATCACCATTATACCCCATATGTTCTGGTGTGTTCATAATAGTATCGTAAGCAATCGAAGCAGCTAAACGCTGTTGATAAGCAGCGGCATGTATCCCTGCGTTATCGTCCATCCTAGCTTCGGCTACAGCTAAACACGATTCGAGAATCGTCTCCGCATGTGCCTCACCACCAAGAGGATATGGATTTACGGCTGTCAGGTTTTGAGGCAGTGCGTGATAGCGATATGATAATGTGTACGCCTTGTCGGGAGAGGGGTACAACATTAATTGAAATCGCTGTCCATTGGACCCGCTACTGCTAATAGGCCTGACAGCCGCTAGTTTGGGATCACTTCTGAGACTAGAGTAATCCCTTTGCCGCAAAGTTCGGATGCGATGCTCGCCTGTAATCTCAATCGGGAACCAGCGGTTATCATCCACTGAATACGTCATCGTTCCCATAAGACCTCCGAAGTTTGCCGACAAGGTATAATCGGCTGTTCCTGCTACTAACACCTTGGTCGTCGTAGGTTCCATAAATGACCACTTATGACCACGAGGTGTGTTCTGTGTAGGGGGTGGATGATAAAAAGACCTCAATCCTGAAGCGATAATATCATCTAGTTGAGTTCCCTCGTCTGCTGACCAATTAGCCGATGTTCGTTCACCTAACCAGAACCACCCTACTTCTTTTCGTAGGTAGTCCCGATCCACACTTAACGTGCTCTCAGTAGATGTATCTGCTGGGGAACCTACAGTGCGAATGGTAAACTGTACGGGTACTGCACTTGAGTGGGTGAATAAGAGGCCTACGATGGCCGCTGTCATCTCCGCAGCCGTTAGGTTGACAGAATACTGCCCATTACCTTCCTCGGCTATAGAGCCTGCTATGGAAGCCTGAGTCCCACCGTCCTTAGTGATATACTTACCAATACCAGCAGCAGCACCAGTTAGCGCAGCCCCTGTGGTCTTATTCACAAGTCCAAATGTAAACCCTGTAACGGCTTCGGCTCTTATAAAACTCATGCAGATTTCTTATTGTTAATTGGTTTAGCCTGACTTGAGACTGTAGGCTTTAGTGATTTAACCTTCGATTCCTCTTGTGTGAGTACAGCGATGGCTACTTGTACCGCAAATGGTAGTGGTCCTGTCAATCTTCCATGATATAACCTATGTGCTTTCTCTAGGTTTTCCTTCTGTGCTTTCGTTAGTTTGTTCTTCGTTACTTCTTCAATTTCTTTAGTCAACCCGTCCATGTCTCTCTCCTGTGAAAACCCGTGGTCAGCCCCGGCAGATCAGACGAATCCGACCCACCGGGACCTCGCACAGGAGACTAATCCTAGTTGGCGATGGTTTCTTCTTGGTAGCAAGCAACCCAGTCCACATGGACGATGGGATCAGTTGTTCCAGAAGAATGACAAACAAGACTTGGGGTCATTCCAACAATTGGAATATCCGAAGTAATGGCTGTCTGAGCAACGCCGTTGACGAATGGAGTGATTTTAGTCAACCCATCTACAACGAATCCTAGCTTGACGTAATCATCATCCACAACAGTGTGAACAGCAGCAGTCGAGCTTCGACTACCAGCTTTTTCACTGTGGATTCCCATTGCTGTCGTGTTGATAGCCTCAAAGCCAATATGATTGGCCGTCGAGTTTGCAGCACTTGCAAGCACAGAGGTATCAACTTCAGCTAGACCTGCAAACAACTGGCAGGTCGTACTCCCAATATCAGCAATCTTCACACGAGCTTCAAAGTAAATCTTTGATGCCGCAGAAGCGATAAAGGAAGATGCGCCAGCAGCACCACCAAGTTGAACTTGCACACCTTGGTTATTGGTCGTACTGTTACAGTCAAGCAACAACACACCACCCTTGGCGGCCACATCCAACGCAGCAGTTCCTGCCGTTGCTTGAGTGAGAACCCATTTGTTCTCATCGTCAAACGTCAGAAAATCGTCGATAAAACCGAATCCTTGATCCAGTCCACCAACGGCATGTTGTGCCAATGGTGCTTGGTTCCAAAGAGTCGGGCTGAGGCCCCGACGAAGGGACGCAGCTTTAAGTTGCGGTCTAGTAAATAGATCACTCATAATACTAAATCCTTTCTAATTAGGCCACGTAAAGTACGAATAAACGACGGCGGTTTAGACAGATGAACTGACCCCAAGAATCCATATGGACTTCTCTTGTGGTATGTTGGCGTGCCGCTTTTTGCGGTGGGTGCCATAGCATGTCCTTGCCCGTCTTGTAGTGATATTGAAGCACTTTGTGATTCACACCATAAATTGGGTTTGAACTGTCATTACTGTCAAGATAAGGAACCCAGACAACTGGATTACCCTTAACGACTACACTGCCTGCATACTTCGCAAGATCAACACCAAGGTTGTCATTACGAGATTCAAGCAATTTCTCCATGTCTTCTACGACACTATAAGTGGTGTAGAAAGCCCAGTCGGAATCACCTTTACCATTGCCAAGTTCAGCGAATTGCTTCGGTGCTTGGAAATAAGTATGAGCAATAGCTTTACGCATCTTCGCAATGAGGTCATCACGAGAAACAGATGTGTAATTACCACTCCAGTTCTTCCAGTTAGGTACATCAGCGACATTGATATTAGCTGCACCACTAGAGTGTCCAGAAGGATCACCGCCAGTGAAGCCACCACCAGGAGTCGTTGTTGACTTCTGAATCCAGAAGGGAATACCTAATGGAGTACGTGGGCTTTCGCTATCACTTGCTGGAGACGACCATAAAGCCGATTCCATCAATTCAAAGTAATCGTTGAACGCCGAGTGACGACGGATGTCGATTTCTCGGATGATCGTTTCACGGTCAGATTGGAAGCTCTGCTCGTCCACGTCATAACTGAAATTAACGGTCGCTTTGGTAAATGGCACTTTAGCAGTCGTCATTAAATCTTTGACTGCTGTAGCGTCAACGCTGTATAACTCCGAGAACTTTGCAGTTCCGGTGTTAGTCGTCTGTACTTTCCAATTAAGGTGTGCTCCACCTTGGTAGGGAGTACGTGCCTTGCCGCTAAGGAACTTAGCTGCGAAGCAATGGTGTTGATTATCTAGACTCAAATCCACCCATGACTTTTTCTTGAAGTTATCAAGAGTCAAGGTAGTAAAATCGTCTAGCTGATCTGGTAACAAAGGCATGTTTATGCCCTCCTATTTAGCAGACCTACTTACTTCCATTTTCGATCATCGCACTATCATAAAAGTCTTTGAGCACATTGCTATTAACGGCATCGTTGATGTCGTCGATAGGTCGTGCATCAGATGAAGGAGAAACTCCCCCACCTAAACGACGTTTACTGTTAGAACGCAGTCGATTATTTCGGCTTTGTCGGTCTTGGTTTCCAATTTCATCAGCAAAAACTGAGTGATACGCCTGCTTAACAAGGTCATCCATTGCTGGCATTCCTCGACCTGAACTCCGGTATCCATTAGCCAAAACAGTCATCTGCTCATAAACAGATTCCATGTTCTTAGCTTCAGGTGACCCAGCTTTCAAATCCTGATAAGCACTCGAACCAAACAAGTTTTCATTCGATAAGTTAGTAATAGCAGTGTTGAACTGCTCCAATTCACCAGCAGCGTATTCTTGTGACTGTTGCTGTTGGGCATAGTTCACAAATTGTTGCTGGTCGAGAATACTCTGAGCGACTAAATTCAATTGACCATCGTAATGGGATTGCATGTTTGCAGCCATTGCGTTGATCGCAGCCTTTAAGCCGTCATCGTAATCATCACCCAGTTCTATAGAGAACTGAGGTTGTTGAGGTAGTTGTTCCTCGGTGCCACCCTGTTGCTGTTGGCCTTGATACCAATTGTTCCATTGGGAGAGTTGTGCATTCCCTTGGTCAAATTGATTGACTACATACGACAGTGACTTCTCGGTTCCAAAATCGGACGGATCAAGTCCATATTGTTGGGCACGAGATATTAGGTCAGGATTAAACGTCTGACCGTCATCAACAGTGGAATCTTCAACACTATTGTCTTCTTCTGACACTGCTTCAACTTCGGCAGTATCAGTTGATTCTTCTTCGATACTGACCCCTGGTTCCGACTCTGTGTCGTTCTCCAAGGAATCAATAACCTCCAAGTCCCCTTCAGATAAAGTCACCTCCTCATCCGGTTCTATTTCTTTTATTTCTTCAGCCATGTCTAGTCTCCATATCCCCCGTCCCTATCGACTAATCCTCGATGTTTCAGGTAACGTGCTCGTTCCCCTCGACTAGTGAATACGCATTCACCATCATTAGAGAACTCTACTCCTGTGAACCCACTCTGTTTCGCATCTTCACGAAACTCTTTAACTTGTGAGAAGTGAACTCCAGCACCTAGGCTTTTAAGGCCTGTAGCCCAGCCGTTAGAGCCACATCTCTTGTCTTTTGCTGCACCAGCCGGATACTCCTTGGCAGGTTGTTTGTGGTCATGCCAACGGTTTACACCGTCAGGGTCTTTCCATAAAAATTGATTACCCAACTGCTTGCTCCCGACCCATCTGGTTCATCTGCTGTTGATTTGGTTGTCCACCTTGCAGAACCTGTTGCATCACATTACTTCGTGATTCAGCAGTACCACCTGTGGGTACACTCCTCCGAACCGATTCCCGCACAGTATGACTTGCTTTAGCTGGCTGCTGTGGCGTAGGTCCTGGTCGGTCTTCTTTTGGTTCTTCAAACTTCACGATCTGTTTCAATCGTGGCATATCCATCAACTCTGCGTACATCTCAACGAGTTCTTGAATGTCTATCGTTCCACCGTACTGTTGCATCATGCCTTCCATTGGAAGTGCAATCTGAGTAACAAAACTTGAGATTCCCTGCATTCGTTCTGAAGGTGACTTGTACATCATCGAGAACGGTTCAATCTCAAAGTTGTAATCAATGAAGTCGCCTTCTCGGACTTCAGGAGTCCAATCAGCCCGCACCTTGATGCCAGACGTTTCAAAGTCTTGAGGTATCTCAAGTACTTGGTCATGCCACAATAATGAACCTAAATCTCTGCAAATCCTGCTAGTGAAATCGACCACACGATATTGCATGTTCGCTTCACGCTTGGTCACAGCACCGTGGATTAGTTTGTCCTGACCTAGTGTGTCCGACTGTGGCCCTAGTCCTGCCATCATTTGCAGGTTGCCAGCCATACGGTCATACGTGTCTTTCATGGAATGAGAAAAGGCTTGATTCTGTGGATCAACGCCACCCATCTTCATCACATTCACACTGTCAGGATTATCAACCCGTGTCCATTCACCATCACTAGCCTTCTCAATACGACGTGCATCGTCTTGATGACCTGCTTGGTAAAACGGTATGTCTTTTTGTCTCTGTGCCTGTCGTCGTTGTTTGCGTAGCAACCCATTGATAAGGTCATGCAATGGCTTCAAGTTCATTGCAGGGGACACAGGCATGATGTTATCAGGCACTTCACACGTAAGGCTCAGTGTATGGAATGGACCATTCTCCGGCCCTTCCCATTCGACCACACGCAATGGCTCTGTATTCTTACCAACTGGTAACGTCACCACCAACTTGTCTTTAGGAAGCCACACATCCATCAGATCAATCATGGGTTCTATGCCAGCTTCTTGCGTCTCGCTCTTGAGCATCTCACGGATCGGCACTTCACCAGAATCAGCATTCCATCCCGGATACTGACTTACAACGTCCAGTTCCTCTGCAACCTTCTTGTTGTAAGCACCATCATTGAGAACCTTCTCTCTGCTGATACGGTACTTGTTTAGTGCAAACGACGACTTGCGCCACTCAGAAGCAGTTGTGTCATAACAGAAGTCATCAAGGCTAATGTTCTCTGCGAATGGCTTGCCAGGGTCTACCCATGCGTCTTCACCCTCAAGCTCAACCAAACCAGCGTCAGCCGTATATACCTTCACGATACCCATTGAGAAGAATGAATCCATCACTGCCTTACGCAATGTATCTTCTAACCGAATCTCTTTGATTAAGTTATTAATCCCCAATTGGAACGAATGAGCAAACCATGTTACATCTGTGTGCTGGGCTGTCACTAACACACGAGGTCGGTTTGCTGCTAAGGACATCGTATACGTTTCAGCCGTCTGGTACATCAAGTTCATAATGATGTCTTGACGACCTGAATCACCTGAAGAACCATACATGGAACCCACAAAGTCCTTGACTAATTTCTTACGCACTTCCCGAAACGGTCGAAGAACTCGTGTAGAGTTTTCTATCGCTTTGAGGAGGCGAGCACGATGTAGTTGGCTACTAGGGTCCATTTACCATCCATCTTTCAGGGCTGTCTTACGTCTCTCGTGTTCCTTAAATCTCCACGCCATGCAACCATAAGGAATGTTTTCCTCATAGTCTTCCCTGTCCTCTTTACTTACTGCCGGACGATCCTTACCAGCGTGCCATGCAATCGCTGCTGCGATAACACGGTCACCATGTGCCTGTCCCTTAGCACTGTCATCCATTGTCCTAACGGATCGGGAGTGAACAACTTTACCATTACGGTAAACATACTGACGACACTCATTTAACAGCTTGCTACTGCGTACACAGTATTCACCTGACTTGATTGCCGCCGCCATCTGACTGAGTACAGCAAGTTTGTTCTTGTCTGTACTGAACCATCCAGGGTTCCGAGTCTTCTTGCGGTATGTCTTGTTCTCAATTTCTCGATAGTAGATATAGGGATATTTACGTTCGAGTATCTGTTTCGTGAAAGCACCACCTGGTGGTCCATTCATTTCCCAGATTAGATAGGCGTTATTGAACCATTTACTCGCAGCAATAGACATGTCTGCAAACGCTTCCGGTCGCACCGTGTTCGTCGCAAACTCGCCAACCTGCTGCCCAGTAACTGTATCCATAACAAACATTACGGAGTTACTCGTGTAGTCACCACCAAGACCTGCACTAATGTCACAGCCTATGACGTATTGCCCTGAATTAACAGGAATCCCTCTAGAGTCCCGATGGCACCAGATTTCAAATGGCCCATCTTCTGTTTCATTATAGTCAGGTTCTAGGGTTTCTTCATCATAAAAAAGTATACCTTTTTGGTAAGGATTAAGAATATTTTCCTTACCACACTCGTATAACTCTTTCCCAAATATCTGATACTCCGATCCACCGTAGTCCCTATCTAGTTCCTGAGCGATAGTTTGTGGTGTTGCACCAGGTCGTGAACACTCCTGATCGTAGTACGGACTACGCACTATCCCATCGAGTACATGCTTATATGAAGCAGGAAAACGGTACTCCTCATCGAGTATCTTCAGTATCCCGTCCTTACTGGTATATAAGCCCACACCCCTGTCAGGATGGTCTTTCCAGTCCAAGATAATCTTCTTCATGTTACTCGGTGTGTGCATCACGTCGTAGTAAGCACCAGAGGCACCTTTAGGCGTG